GTAACCAGCATTGCTATCACAAACGCCAACCTTGAACTGGGCGATGTACACGTTGTTATTCAAGACCCAACCAGCAACTACACCAAAGGCTACTGGTGTCCTACAAAGAACTGGTACAAGCAAAAGTTCACTACCTTTGGTGGCGTGACCCAGTACACCAACCGTCTCTACCAAGGCGATGCTCAAGGCAACACGCAAACGGAAGAGGGTTGGGCTTTATGGTCAACTACACCTACCAGCACTATAATGACCATCACTGACTTTGTCAACGAGATGAACGCTACTGACACTGGAGTTAAGCGTCATCAAGGTTATTCCTGCTCCGCAAGCACGTCTAACACGTCACCTACATTCATCAGGAACGGGTATGCAAACAGCGTAAACGGTCACGCTTATTGGCTTGGCGGTACTACCTTCCGTAAGATTGGTGGCTCTGGAGAAGTTAAGAACTGGGTAGATACTGACCAGTCATCAGATGGTCCAGAAGCACAAGTGTATGCCCAGACATACTTCCGCAGTATCAACGGTAACTTTGTCCCAGATATGCTTGATGTGTTTGAACAAGGTGACTCTGGAGACCTGTGGATGACCATAGGCGCAGTTTCTTATCAGAGAGGGAGAGCGCACGGGCTTGTACTACAAACTAACTCTACACCGCTACCGGGAAGCACTGTGCAACTTACGCTTGACTCTGACGGAAGCGTTCGTGGTACTGGTACTACTGACATTGCTGGCAGGTATGACACTTCTTTCCCTTACGGTCTTGGTACTAAAAACCATAACACGCTCTGCTTAACGCTAAACACATTTGACCCTGACCCACTATCTACCAACAAGCAATATAGAGCCTGTTTCCGTCAAGCACCGCCAGCAGGAACAATGCTCTCCGCTGATAAGGATAGTCTCTACCGCCACTTCTATGCGACCATCCAATCAGGCACGATAAGTTTATGGAAAGCAAACGGACCGCTTGCTACAGACTACATAGAGCAAGTAACAACCATCACGGGAGTGGCTGATGGATGCTTAAGAATGCTTACCAGCGACAACCTTATAGGTGGCATCCTGTTCGTAAGAAAGACCGCTGGAAACCTTGAAAGGTACTATACGTCAGATAACGGAGCGACAATATCAGTGGCAACAGTAATAAACGCAAGTGGAACACGACCAGCCTTTTGTGTAGATGTACTTGGTCGGGAGATATACATTTGGCGTACAAGTGCTGGCAACATTGAAAGCAAGATTCTGGATAGTGCGGGAAGTGTGCTTATGGCTACTACTACTGTGGTTTCTGGTAGTGTTGCAGATACGAGCATTGACGTTTATGAACGGCTGGACGACCTCTACATCGCATACAACCACACGACCAACGGAATAACAGTAGTACGCTCTACAGATGGTGGGAGGACATATGTCTGAAACGAGTATTGGCTAATCAAGTAGCAGTTGACGCTATCGCTAACATTGGCGTTGTAGAAGACGCTGGTAAAGACAACCACGGCAAGTTCATCAAGGTCTATCTGGAAAGCGTAGACCTGATTGAAGGACAACCTTGGTGTGCAGCTTTTGCCTACTTCCGCTTTGAACAGGCAAGTCTTAAAACTGGTATCCCGCTACCAACCGGCTTCCCAAAAAGTGGCTATGTACCAGACTTCGTAGCGTGGGCAAAGAAGAACAACAGATGGGTAGGCGTAGAGTCAGCCAAGGAAAGCATCAGTAACAGACCACAAGACGGAGACCTACTTTGCTTCTGGTTCAAGGACAAAGACCGTCACGCACACATCGGTATTGTTGTTGATGAGGCTGACGCTCGTGGTTGCTGGTGCGTAGAAGGCAACACTAACGATGGTGACCCAAACACAGTAGAGCGTAACGGTGGCGGGGTTTACAAGAGACGTAGGGATTGGAGAACGTGGGGAGAGTTTGGTGGCTATATTCGTATGGACGCAGTTAAACCTGAACCCGCTAAAACCAGCCCAAAAAAGCCTCAAAAAGCGAGTAATACAGGGCAATGAGTATCTTCAGTCAAGTAGTAGAAAAAGTACTCGGAAAGCGCACTGTAGAAGCGATACAGCCGGTCATAGACTTTAGTGCGCCGTTCATCATAGAGATGATTACAAGCAAGTTATCAGAGGAAGATGTCGCACTGATAATGAACGCTTGTAGAAGAAGGCTCCGCAAGACCGTTCCCCAGAAGTAGGACTTGGTTGGGAACAGGGAACAGAAAAAGCCACTGGATTCTCCGGTGGCTCTTCTGTGTAAGGTAGTTGTTCAGTTACTCACGGGTTACAACGCCGTGGCATCTCCAGTGTACCGCTTACTGATTGTATGGTCCGTCAGGTGAACCATAGTACGGGTCTGTTGGAGGAATGCCAGCACGTTCCCGTTGCTTGCGGAGCGTAACCCGCATTCTTGTAAGGCGGTCATTCTCACGCTCTTCGCTGTGGGTTACTTGTGCGTCATCAGCCTTTATCTCCTCAATGATGTCATCCTCAAGAACAACATACGGGAGGTCACTATCAAAGTACGCTCTCTCATCTTCCGTAAGCCCGTCATCCTCAAGGTCTACAGGGTCAAGGCTTTCACGCTGTGACGCTTCAATCTCATCCGCTTCAATCTGCTCATCCTGCCAGAGGCGGTAAGCGTCCCACTGACCACGGTAGTAGTCATAGAACTGCTTGATGTTCTTCGTGCCAAACATCTTGTTGAGGCTCTTGCGAGTGTAGAGTGCGGGATGCTCTGGCTCCCCCTCTACCAACAACTGACCTTGATGCATCTGCCACACACCATCAGCAAACTCTGGGTAGTGTGCAAACAAGTACACTGACCACTTCTCATCAACGTATTGGTTCAGCAGGGAACCGTTGTTCCCAACTGCCATACAGAACGCTTCCACGCTCATTTCAACTGCTCTATCCATCATTTGCCTTCCTTCTTGCTGTCAACCCAAACCTTATGCTCCGCATCCATATTTTGGATGTGTTGCAACTCACGCTGAAAGTCGATGCCCTTCAGCACTCTGCCCTTGATAGTACTGCGCCAAGGCATACTTGACGCTGGGGTCGCAAAGTAGTCCCCCATCACATATGTAGACTTGTACCAACCATCTGCGTCCTTCTCCCACACGTTGGACACAATCAACTCTGTATACCAGACGGGAGTGCGGTTTGGAGCGCAGTAGCGTGACACTCGGATGCTTGCCCGTGGGCTTCTGGCATCGCTGTTGAGGGCATCCATAAACTGCTCAAGGCTCATTGTCTCTTGACGCTCAATGCTCTCTACTACACGGTTGATGTTGCGGGACAAGAGGACCTGCTTTGGCGTGTCCTTGAACTGCTCCCAGATTACTGCTACTTCGCTCATCGTGAACCTACCTTGAATGCCAGCGTGTACTGGTCAAACATCTGAACTACAAACACCAGAGTGCCGGTGCGGTCAATAAGAAAATCATCAAACGAGATGTTCGCTGGGTGTAGCATTCCATCTTCTCCAACCGTTGCCATACGGGTGTTCCACGACACACCGCCAGTACTTTGCCTAACCACATACACAACAAGGTCAGGGATGCGGGAGAGCGTGTTGAAAGTGTCTACCGTGACCAGCTCGTCCATCAACTCATTGATAGGGAGGTAAGGTCCAGTATGTAGCACGTTGTTAGCGTTGTAGCCGTCCTTGAAGCGGTAAGCCCAACCTGTCATCTCGTTGTGCGTCATAGCGCACGTCACTATGTCCAAATCATAAAACTTTTTCATATTAGTCCTCAAAGGTACAATCCCACTACGGTAGGGCTGGTTGTGTTTCCTGCTCTTTCCACTTCCAGCCTTACCGCACTCTTGGTCGCTACGCGACCATCCTTTCCTTACGCATCACACTCGCAAGGGTCGTATCCGCAGAGGATGCAGTCTTCAGTAACAGTGTCATCCTCCTCCTGCTCAAACTCGTCAACCAGTTCCGAGTCCTTGTAGCCCGTCATCAGGTCAACTTCCTCATACCGCTCACGACCTGCATCGCTTACGGTAATCTTCCAACCACGCCCACTGGTGCGGTCAATCTCAATCAAGCCTTCCCGCTCCATACGCTCCAGCATAGGGTTGAAGTCATCATTCTTGACGGTCAGTCCCGCTTGGCGCAGTGCCTTCTTCAGTGCGTTACCGCTCTGTGGGGTATCAAGGTCAATGAGCGTCTGTACAACACGCTGGAAGTCAGCGGAGATAGGCTTTATCTTGTCTTCCAGTTGGAAGGACACACTGCGGTCATCAAACATCATATTGAACGCATAGTCCTCAATCTCACCAGCCTTGTTCCTACGCTTGTTCTCACGCAGGGTGCGGTGCGTACCTTCGTGGGAGCAGACAAAGAACACGTTGTCGCACTGGTCACGGATGGCTGATGCTCCACGCAGTGCGTTAGAGTCAAGGTCATCCTTCTTGGCGTTCTTACCAGTGTGGTGGATAATCATCACAGCGCAGACCGCACGGAGAACCTTGACGTTGTCCATCACTGCAAGCATCGTGCTGTTGCTGTTCTCTTCCGCACCGCCAGAAGCGGCTCCAAGGGAGTCAATGACAACAAACTCAATGCCCTTGGCTACTACAAACTGTGCGAGAGCCTCAACGTGTGAACGCTCTGAAAGGGAGAAGTACTCGCCCGTTACATCAGCGTAGTGGAAGGTGTTACCCGGTTCCCACTGACCACCCAAGCGGTTCCAGCGGTCCTTGAACTGCTTGATGCCCATCTCCTTGTCAACGTAGAGGACAGGACGCTCAACCTCTGTGCTGAACCCGATGAACTTGTAGTTAGGGTCGTTAGCGCACCGTGCCATCGCCATAGCAACCCAACTCTTACCGGCAAAGGAAGGAGCTGCTATCACCGATAGCGTGTTCTCTTCAATCAGACCCGGAACCAACTGCTCTATCATCATCTCACCCTCCGTGGGCTTGGACGTGTGGTCCATAACGATGACCTTGGAAAAATCAAACATATTCATTATTTCAAAACCTCTTCTGACGTTCGCTCCACCGTAGTAGTAGCGACTTATTCTTTATACCTTATCGTTCCCCACTCCGCAAGTATGTACGGAGCAGGGAACACAATATTATCTAATCTTCTTCGCCGGGAGAAAAGAGACCTTGTTCTGCCAGCCCCTTGAGCCACGCATACATAATCTCTGGGTAGTGGTGAACCCAAGGGCTTGGGATGAAGATTGTGTTGCCATAGACCACGCACTTGCTCTCGGTGACTTCGCTCATCAGGTCGGAAGCGATGCGGTTCATACACAGTTCGCAATCACGCTCTTCCTCTGATGGGCTGTACGCTGTTATCACAGCCATCTTCAGTACGCCGTCTCCACCCTCAATGATGCTGATGCAAGGGCGGTCGCTCTGCGTGAACTCGTGCAGGTCAACCCGCTCGTAGCCAGTAAGATTGTTGGTGTCTTGCTTGATGCTGTAGGCTTCCTTGGAACCATCTCCAATGCCCTTTACCTCAACTGACACTGGACCATCAGCCCACTTGCCAACCATAGTCTTGATGCTCTTGGTCGCTTCGCGACCATCCTTCTTCTTCTTACCCCACATAGTCTTGCTCCTTGTTGAACCCGTCCAAACGCTTGATATGCTCGCATACCTTCTCTACGACAATCTCTGCCTCAACGCCGTCAATGACAGCCGTGTACCGCTTGCTGGTAACCATCTTGACACCAATCAGCTTGGCAAAGTCGTGGTTCTGCAACACAGTGATAAGACCATCAGGGCGGTTGCTAATCAGAGGACGCATTGCCTTGCATTCGCCATCCTTGAATGCTGGGATTGGGAAAGGTACGCAGTAATCCGCAGTACACATTGACGCAACCCAGAAACCCTTTGGCAGGTCGGACATTTTTACCGGACCCGTCTCTATCGCTACATAATCTTCTAAACTCATTGCTCTTCTCCTTATAAGAGGGCGGGTCTTGTAGGACCCACCCCGTTTCAAACACTATCTATCTTTGCTTGCCTTGCGGGTCGTGCGAGCATCTACATACTGGTAGACACGCTCAATGCGGATACCCAGCGTATAAATACCTACCAAGCAAACACCGTCCCACGAGCAGATAACACCATCCTCTGACGTGAACTCCAGTTGCTCTACCCAGTTGCCTTCGCACTGTGCGTCAATGAGGTCAGCCAGTTCGTCGCAACTACCTACAGCAAACCCTTCTGCGCCACAAGGTAGGTAGACCCTGAATGCCTTGCGGTCGGAGAAATCTTCTTGCTCTTTGTCCCAAGCGGTGATGATGCAATCATTTGCCTTGGTCACGGGAACGCTCTTCAGCGTTGGATAAATCTTCATCAAACTACTCCTCAAGCGTCAGGGCTGGGAACGATACCAGCCCATCAGCGTAGTGCCTGTTGGTCAAGCACAGCGGAAGATTACCGCACCCTTATCGCAATGTCAAGTCCTCTGTATCGTGAACTTATGTTTGCCACTGTTCCCCTGTTTGATGGCAGTGTTCTTCTTTGGGAACGGTCCAGCGCAGTAGAAGTTGATGTTGATGTCGTGCCAAGCGGTGTTATCCATCACGCCATCGCAGTACAGGACGTTGGTTATACTGATGCGACCCTTTGCCGGAACCTTGAATGCTACGGTATCAACAATGCGTGTCTCGGCAGGGTAGTAGTCTGCACTTGTCGTGTAATCCAGTAGCGCATCAGATACTTGTTCCGCTGACTCTGCCCACTGAATAAAGGTTGTCCTATCAGAGTCAATCTTTACGTTGCGCTTGCTCCCGACCGTTGTTGTTGTCTCCACTGTTATGGAGTATGCCTTAAGTTCTTCCATATCTATATTTGCCTTTCTTGCCACTCTTTGATGGCTACACAGTATTATCGTGTTCTTACTGTTATAGCAGTACGGATGATGTTTTTAAGAAGGAATAACTGACCGTTCCCCGTTCCTATATAACAAGTGTAATAAGGAACAGACCTTGTGTGTAGGAACAGACCTTGTGTGTAGGAACATAAAACTGTGGTTGTTTCACAACGCATATTGGTTCTTATCTTCCCTACCTACGGTAGATAAAGATAATGAGACTTGCCAGTCTCAACTGGCGTGTGGCTTCTTCCACTGGTGATGCTAAAGCATCCCCGTTCCAGAACCCGACACATAAAACCAGAAGTTTAAATAAGAGACATCTGAATAAGAAGAACCAATCCCATATAGGAAATCTTTATCAGGATAAATAAGTTCCGGTTGTACAGGGTGTACTACCCCTGAATGTAATCAAGGGCTTTAGCCCGTAGATGGAATGACGGGGTATGTACCCCTCATTAACTGGAACAAGGGCTTTAGCCCGTAGTGGAAGTTAATGCTCTCTTGTTGTTGTTTTAATGTTCCAACTGCGTGGAAGGTAATGTAAATAAACAACAGAAGAGGTACTTGGTATCTATGGTCATAGGACCTGTAAAACGGGTCATTCTGACCCTGTATTGGTGGTTAGTAAGCGTTTACATTACTTGGACTGTTTACAGTCCTAATATGGAGGTTTTTATGGATGAGAATGAAGAGATAGTAGACAACAGACCTACGCATACGTTGATACCCGCACTGCGGGTTTATATTGGCGCAATCACTCCCGATGGGGATTGGGTAGACGTAGAGGAACTGGAACAGTGGTTAAGTCAAAAGGGACCAAAGCAAACGGTAGTGGACTTACTCAATGATGGTATGGGAAGTATCTTTGCGGTTGACCATCACAAGGAGGAAAAAGTGTTGTAGATACGATAATAATAACGGTATAATCAACTCATTACCGTTTGAAAGGAAGAGCAGATGAAAGAACAAGATTGGGCAGACATTCTTTGGGTTGCTGTAACAGTGATTGCTACCACCAGCATTACCCAGAACATCGTAGGGTTTCACCTTAACCGTATAGAGAAGCGGATACAAGAGTTATCCGACTTGGTTGAGAAGCGTGGTGAGGAACTGAAGCGTGTAGCAAACGGAGGTAAGGATGCACATTAAGAATGACAAGGTTTACAGTCTACTCAAGGGCAAGTCGCAAACAGATGTCGCACGAGAGATGGGTGTTAAGTTAAGCAATGTCAATGTATGGCTAAACGGTGTGCGTGTCCCCCGTTATGACCGCTTGAAACACCTTGCGGATACATTGGACGTGCCGGTAGATGAACTGGCTATGAAACTGCGTGATATCTGCAATGAGAGACGCAAGTAAGTTAAGACGGCTGTATAGAAAGAAAGGCACTCTACTCTCACGGGAGGACGAGTGCTTTTTGCTATCGATGCGAGATAACGATACAGCCCTTGATATATTGGTCGCATCAAACACTGGTCTTGTACGCTCCATAGCAAACAAGTACGCACATATTGGATACAACACGGAGGATATGGTTCAGGCTGGCATACGGGGCTTACTGGTGGCTATAGAGAGACACGATGGCTCTACCAAACTATCCACCTACGCCTATGTATGGATACGCAAATACATCCTTGAGGAGATAGAGCAGAACCACCGCACCATCCGCTTACCATCACACGTCCACGAGACTATGACAAAGGTAAACAGGGCGATAGGTTCCGGTTGCGCTTCCCTTACCAGCATCTGTATGGAAACGGGATTACCAGCAGATAGGGTTGTTAAGGCTATGGAGGCGTTTAGTGTCTCAACCTGCCCTATAAACAACGAGCTGGATACTGTGGAGGACAACAAGCATAATCCCGGCTCTATGGGCATTCTGGAGGCTCTGGACGCACTTACACCTGATGAGCGGGACTGTGTAATGTATGTAGTAGGTATCAACGACGACAAGCCTCCGTTCGATGAGGTAGCGTTTACAAATCTGTACAATACAGGTATAAAGAAAATAAAGGAGCAGTACATTGGCAAAGACACCAGAATCAGATGAGCAGAAGAAAGTCATCGCTTGGGTAAGACATCACGAGACTGATACACCCGCACTACGCACCCTCTACCATCCCGCTGGCTCGTACTTTGGTATGGGCTTTGGGGTCATTAGGTGGTTGCAGTTACTTGGAGTGCGTAAGGGCGTATGGGACTTGCATCTACCGCTTGATAACGGAGTATGGTCAGGGCTTTGGATAGAGATGAAAGGTCCAAAAGGCAGACTTACAGCGGAGCAAATCCAGTTCCGAGACAACATCTACGCCAGCAGTCTTAAGACCCCACAGATGGTCGTATGCACAACAGCGGAAGAGGCTATCGCAGTCATCAAAGAGTATCTCCGCACGGGAGAAAACCTATGACAGTAAGACAGTTCATTCAGTCGTTCCTCTTTGACACCTATGAGGACATTTCAGTTAACGATGTATGTATTCAGGTCGGGGAGCATTACATCCCACTCAAGGGTTGGGAGTTAGTTAAGGTTCAGAAAGATGATGCAGGTGTATATTTTCCTGCCGATAAGTATGATAACATAGATAATAACCCGGTAAGCATAGTGGTTGTAAGGAGCGTTAGAGATGGAAAAGAATGATGACCCGCTGTTCACCCGCATCTTTGAGAGGCTGGTAGCGTGGCAGATGCAGGATAGCGGTTGTAGTAGAGCGGAAGCAGAAGAGTTGATGATGCCGGAAGCATTGGAACAGTACTACGACCTAAAAGAGACATTGTTTGTGATTGATGAGGACCAATAAAATGATAGAAGTAATGAGTACCAACAACGTGAGAGAAGAGCAGGATATCCCGTTCCGCAAGAAAGCAGGGGACGGAAGTTATGTAACAGCAGAGGACATCTACCGACAGGAGCAGATGCTATCAAGGTTCTTGGACGCACTCCAGAAGCGTGACTGGACTATGGAAGCAAGCCTTGGTAAGTTCGACCACGCTGACGCTGAAGTGTACAAGGGCGATAGGTTGATTGGCGTAGCGGAAGCAAAGTTCCGAGACCGCTTTGACAAGACTAACCCTTGGCATTGTCTCCAGATTGGACTTGACAAGATAGTTGGCATCTGGGACAAGTACGCACCCGACTGGCGTGAGGATGGCAAGGTTGTTCCTATCGTGCTGGTATCGGAGGTCTACAAGCAACTGGGAGAGCCTGACCTTGGTACAGAGACCTACGCATTTAGTCTTGGTCATCTAACACCTTGGCTGTACAAGCGGGTCAAGCAGTGGGATAGAAACCCTGCTCGGTTCTATGAGGATAGTAAGTCAACCTCAAAGCCACACATCCGCTGGGTAGAGAACAAGTACAGCGACAAGGAACACGGACACCAATGCTTATGGATACCGCTCTCTTGGTGCGCTACTGTTGAACCGGGCTTTGACATCGCATCTGGCATCAAGGAGCAGTCCCTCTCGATGCGACACGACTTTACATCCCGCAAGTTCTGGGAGAGCGAGATGCAGGAGGACATAGAATGAACAGCCGATACAAACTGACAGAAGCGGACGTGATAAACATACACGGGCTATACAAGGACGGATACAAACAAACCACCATCGCACGTCAGTACAGCATAAGTCAGGCTCAAATCCAACGCATCCTTGTTGGTAAACGCTGGAAAGACCTGTATTGCCTTTTACACGCAGAAGATGTAAAATATTAACGGTGACCTGAACAGCACCTCTTCTGACATTACTTACTCCTTTGAGCAACCCCCTTGAGAAATCTTGGGGGTTGCTTTTTGCCTGTTCCCTGTTCCTACCTCCGCCCTTGAACCACGGAACAGTAAAGGTACATTCCCATATGAACGGAAACAGCAGGAAGCAAGGTCTTGAGCAGTTCTACACGATAAGCAGTGTAGCGGAGCGTCTAACCAACGTAGCAGTAGGCATCATAGGTAGCGGGTTAGATTGGGTAGAACCAACGGCTGGTAAGGGTGCTTTTGTTGACGCACTCTATGGCATTGGTGAGAGCGTAACAGCATACGACATAGACCCAAAGCACAAGAGCATAATACAGTGCGACATACTAACAGACACACCAGATGTAAAAGGGAAAGCAGTTATAGGCAACCCTCCCTTTGGACGTGCTTGCTCTCTCGCAGTTAAGGTCTTCAATGCGCTTGCTAACGGGGAGGCACAGTACATAGCGTTTATCATCCCGCCGTCATTCCGCAAGACAAGCATACTGGACAAACTACACCCTAAATACCACCTCATACACCACGTCCCTGTACCTCTTGTTGCTTTTGAGGATGCTAACGGAAACATACACGCTGGCGGACACCTTAAGACAGAGTTTCACATCTATAAGCGTTTACAGCACGACCGGAAGAAGTACAACAACTACCGTTCCAAAGAGATACTGTTTGTGCGTAAAAGTGACAACCCAGACATTGCTATAAGGACACACGGCTCTAACGCTGGTCAGGTTTTAGATGGCACTGATTACAACCCACGCACTACCGCATTCATCAAGATAAGGTCGGAACGTGCCTTGGATGCACTACGGAACGCTGACTACTCTTACTGGCTAAACGCTACATCATACATACCCTGCATAAGCCCAGCCGAGATATCCTACTCCATCGATGAATACATAAAGGTACATTCTACAAATGAGACCTGAAACAGTACTTGGATATTTCTGGCTACGCAAAGCAGGTGTAGTGTTCTCGCTGATTATGGAAGCAACTGGACTTACACCAGAACAGATAACCCATATTGAGACGTGTAAGCAACCAAAGGAACCCTACTGCTTAAGACAGATGACCGAGATATGTTTAAGATGGGAACACGCTAACAAGGAGCAGGTATGACAACGCATTGGATTGAGTTATTAGTGAGGGTAAAGAAATGAGAACAAGTACATCGGGACCAAACGGAGGCGGTAGACCATCAAAGGACAGAGGTTTACTTGCTCGTGTACATCATCACAACAAAGTAAATGTCCAGCTCGTAAAAGACATCTGCGCTTATATTGCGGATGGTGTTCCTGTTATTGATGCGTCTGCCCTGTGTGGTATCTCTTGGCAAACTGTTTATGGTTGGAGAGCGTCACATCCACAGGTAGACCTCTTACTATCAGAAGCAGAAGCAAAGGCTACAGGTAAAGCAGTAAGACGCTTGATGCACGAGATTGAAGACCCTGATGGTGACTGGAAAGCAGCTTTGGAGTATCTTAAGCGTAGACGTAAAGATGATTGGTCTGACCGTCAAGAGTTACACCAACAACACGATGGTCAAGTAGAGATTGTCGTGCGCTATGAAGACGAGCCAGAGAAGTAGATAGAAGGTAAAGAGCAGTGCCTAAATCCCTTACAATAAGCCTCCAGCGACCCCATAGCGGACAAAAGGAAATACTTGATAACCGTAACCGTTTCAATGTTTTAGCCTGTGGTAGACGTTTTGGAAAGACAAGTCTCGGTACTTATCTCATAGTAGAAACAGTACTTCAATCAGGTAAACCTTTTGGATGGTTTGCGCCTACTTACCGTTTACTTGAAGAGGCATACAGAGCGATAAACCGCATCCTAAAGCCTGTAATCAAACGGTCTGTAACAACCCCTTATCCCTCCATAGAACTGATAAACAGAGGGGTTATAGACTTCTGGACACTTGATGACCCCAGCACCGTAGCAAGAGGTCGTAAGTATGCTCGTATCCTTGTTGATGAAGCAGCGATGTGTAGGCATTTAGAAGAAGCGTGGACGCAAGCCATCAGACCAACCTTAACTGACTACGCTGGTGATGCATACTTTTGCTCTACTCCAAAGGGCATAAACTACTTTCATAAACTGTACAAGATGGAGGAACACGATGAAGAGTGGAAATCATTCAGGCTCCCGTCAACCGCAAACCCGTTCATTGACCCGGAGGAAATCCAAAAAGCGTCAAAGGGAATACCGTCCATCGCCTTCCGTCAAGAATATGAAGCGGAGTTCCTTGATGTCGCAGGAACACGCATAAGACGAGAGTGGATACAAAAGGGACAAACAATACCTAACTCTTGTGAACGGTTTATGGGCGTTGACCTTGCCATCAGTACCAAAGAAGGTTCTGACTATACCGCTATCGTTGTTATGGAGAAGGACAAAGACAACCTACTCTATGTAACGGATTGTACACGGGTACAGGCTTCTTTCAATGACGTTCTTAAGACAATCCAAAAGATGGCTGACAAACACGCTCCATCTTGTATTGCGATAGAGAACGTACAGTATCAAGTGGCGGTCGTTCAAGAGTTATTGCGCCGAGACCCTAAACTTAATGTTATAGGCGTTAGACCAAAGGGAGATAAGGTTTCCCGCTTTGCTTTACTTGAGACCCGGTATGAGCAAGGATTAATATTTCATAGACCACAACTACCGACCTACTTTGAGGATGAGTTGTTGGCATTTCCGCTGGGCAAGAATGATGACCTTGTTGATGCTATGGTGTATGCGTATGAGGCACTGAAGCAAGGACAGAGGGTTTTTGAGGCAATATAGGCTCACGGGTACAATCACGCAGTTTACGGGACAAGGATACAGATATGGGACTTTTTGATAGGTTTTTTGGCAATACTAAAGCGCAAGCAAATCAACAGGAAATGCTTGCCCCACCAATCCGCAATACAGGCACGAGTTATCTTACTTGGTCTGGTGTTGGTGGCTTGTATTCCTTGTTATCCCAGAAGCTCCCATCAAGTAACAGGAACTGGCGTGACGTTGCGGGAGACCTTGGGCTTAACGGTGTAGTGGCGTGTGGACTTAACTGGTACATCCGCAACTGGAACCAAGTCTATCCAACCTACAAGAGACCAGTAAACGGACTTGAGCAGGACACAGTAGAAAGCCCCGTAATCAAACTCTTACTAAATCCCTGCCCGTCTGTATCCTTGCCGTCCGTCTTTTATTCAAATCTTATTACCGACATCATCATTCAGGGCAACGGTTACATTAGAAAGGTCCGCAACAGAGATAAATCTGTCGGCGCACTTCAATACCTTCCTGCTGACTGTGTAGGTTTTAACTCTAACTCTCGTGGCGTGTTGATTGGTTATAAGTACAGTCCTCTTGGGTCAGAAGCGTACGATATCGACGTAAACGACATTATTCACATCAAGATAGGCAGAGACCCAAAAGACCTACGTTATGGTCGTTCTCCGCTTGTTTCTGCCCTAAAAGAGATTGCTACTGATAATGTTGCCGGTAGTACTGCTTATGCTCTTGCTAACAGTCCCCTACCATCTATGTTTGTCTCGCCCGATATGTCTGGTAACGCAACGGAAGTAACAAGGGAACAAGCGGTAGCAGTTAAGGATAGATTGCAAAGCCAATACAACTCTGATAACGGTGCGGGAGTAGTTGTAATGACATCTCCGGTAAAGATTGAGAAGGTTTCATACACACCTCAAGATATGGCACTTGATACCTTGCGTATGCTCCCAGAGACCCGTATTTGCGCTGTTATGGGGATTAATCCGATGGTCCTTGGTCTTTCATCAGGATTAGCACACAGCACTTACAGCAACTATCAAGAGAGCCAACAACAAGCGTGGGAAGATGGAATGCTACCTCTTTGCGGGTTGATTGCGGAGGCGTTTACATTTGGTTTGCTTCCGGAGTTCAATGAGTATCAAGAAGGCGACTACATTGAATACGACTACAGCAAAGTCAAGGCTCTTATGGACAACCGGACTGATGAGGCTAAACGTGCGACAGAACTCTATAAGGCTGGTATTGCTTCTCTTGCGGAGGCTAAACGTATCGCTGGACTTGTACCTGAAGATGGCGATGAAAGCATTACTACAGGTCGTTCTGAAGGGTTTAAGACTGTTGCGGACACTGCTGGTACTCTTATTCGTGCTGGCTATGATGTATCCAGTATTAACGACGCTCTTGGCATTGATATCCAGCATACGGGTCTACTTCCTGTAACTGTTCAAGACGAGACAAAAGCAGCTGACCGTGAAGAGGATGAGTAAAGGTACAATCTCGCACGATACACCGGGAGACGATATGGAAGACTTACTGATTGCGTTTGGTACTGAAATAAAAGCGGATGCACAAGGCAACATCAAAGGCTATCTTGTGCGCTTTACTGACGCTACTTCTCCCGACACTACTGGGGATTACTTTACCGAGCGTACTGACTTTGGACGTGACTTAAGCACCGCAAGTAGTATTAACCTTTACTATCATCACGGTATGGACGAGACTATCAAAAAGAGTGCTATCGGTGCGGGTTACATAAAGAAGACCCCCGTTGGCGTTTGGTTTGAAGGTCAGATTGCTATGGCTGATGAGTACGGCAAGATGATTGCAGAGTTAGCCCGTAAAGGCAAACTCGGTTTCTCAAGTGGTGCTGGTTCACATCTTGTTGAGCGTAAGATGGTTGGCAATGCTTATGAGATTACAAGGTGGGCGTTAGCGGAAGCCAGCGTCACCCCAACCCCAGCAGAGCCACGTTGCATTGTAGAAGCAAAGATGTATGCCCCAGAAGTTGCTATGTGTTATCCAAAAAAGGATGACGGCGAGATGGAAGAGGAAGAAGATTACATTGAAGAAATCCCTGTAAGTGAGGAAGCCGACACCGCAACACAGGTAAAAGAAATCTTCTCCGACATTGAGCAACAGTTAGCAGTAGAAGCAGTACACGAGTTATGGGAAAGAGCGCAGTACGGTATTGAGATTGCGCTTGATGAGGCTAACGCTGAACTACTTGATGCTGTACTGACAGAGTTCCATAAACGTGCGGTAGGTATGGCTACACAGATGATGGGTAACATACCTGCTGAAGTAGAAGCGATGAAGGCGTTGCGTAAGACACGTCCCGCCAACATCAAAGAATGTGAAAGACGTGTGCGTGATGCATTTCGTCTCTCCCGGAGTGAAGCCAAGCGCATTACTCCAACCGTCTGGCAAAGTCTGCGTGAGGTAGATGAGGTAGCGGAAACTATCGACCCTAACATCAAGGTGCGTGAGGATATGCTTAAGCGTGTTCTTATGGACTTACTGTAAAGGAAGGACTGAATATGACAAAGGA